TCAAGAACTTTTACACTTACTTGACCAGTACCAACTTCAGTAATAATACCCTTTAGTGTTCCATCTAAATCTTCAATCGTTCCATCTTCCTTAGGAAGTTTTCCAGTGAAGTTTTGTACAACTCCAAATCCAACTTCTGGTGCTCTTGATGTAATAACTTCTGTTCCAAAATCAAATAAGAATGTATCTGCTGATAAATTCGTAGTTAAGGTTGAAATACCTACAGTACCACTACCAATAGATGTAACAGTTGTACCTGCTGCAACTACACTAGATCTGACTAATTGTCCAAGAGCAACTGATGTTGTTACAATTCCAATTGAATCTGTTTTAATTCCTACTGTCCCAACCCTATCATTGACATCTGCTGTAAAAGTGCTAACGGCAGATGTGCTCATCGTTAAGATTTGGTCTGCAAGAGAGTCGATGATACCTACTCTTAAACCATTTGACCAAGAACCAGGATTTCTTGCGGCAACAGTTACACTAGTAATTGGATTTTCATCGTATCCAAGTTCCTCATAATGATCTAAACTCTTAATTTTAACACTAGTAGCAGTTCCAGCAAATCCATTTTTGAGACCTGTATCGTCTGCTCTGACAACCTGTAATGATCCACCATATGCTAAGTATGAAGAAGCAGTGAGCCAATGCTCATAGTGCTTGTCTGTACTATATGGTTTTCCGAAAGTATCTAAAAGATCCTTTTCGCTTCCGATTATTGTAGGAACTTCGACAGGACCTTGTGCGAAAGGTGCAACAATTGCACCAACACCGGAAGAAGTAGGATCAACCCTACCTACCGTTAGATCTACTTCCCTTACTACAATACCGGGAGATGCTAAATTTAGTGGCATCTTGTTTTTCCCTCGCAGCCAAATTTATCTAAAAATATTTATGAAAAGAGGCATTTTCAGTGGGGAAACGGTGCGTGAATGTTCACCAATCGGGGTATTCCCAAGTTAAATTACTCTTTCTACCTCTTTTTACACGATTTATTGTACACTCTTTACATTCATATGAATATGCTGATGGAAGTGTGCCTCTATCTTTTCTTGTAAGATAAAAATCATCAAGTAGACTTTTAACCTTTCCACATACTCTACATTTACGTTCGAGAAATAGTAGATGTTCTAGTTCTACCTGATCATCAAAATCCATTACATATAATCCCACATATATGATCTATCACCATATTCATCTGCATACCACCTATCTCCAGAATCATCTACAAAAGTAGTTTCATCATTAAATCCATCTGAAATAAATCCGAATGGTGCCATATCTTGTTCTATTTGATTTTTTTGTTCTTCATATATTCTCTTTCTTACATCATTCTCGGTCATTTCCTTAAAGTAATCCTGTGCCACTAACCAAGAAAATATTACAAGACACATTGCCAGGTCATCATTACAACCTTCTTCTGCTTCAAAAGAATTACCTTTTTGTGAAAATGTTGTTAATTCTGAGATGACTTCATAATCTGATGCCAGTAATTTATCATCTTCAATCAAGGTCTTAAGATTAGAACATCCTAATTTTTTAACCGCTGCTGTTGTTCTGACACCAAGTTGAGATTTCTTTCCACTAAATCCAGATCCCACAACCTGTCCATTTCTTCCTCTCATTGCACACATGAGAATATTTTCATATTCTAAATCATACTGAAGAATACTGGCAACCTGATCTCCAATATCATTAACTTCTATCAATAACCAAGATTGATTATACCCTTTTGCTACATCTAAAATAACATTTGGAAATAGCATCGGTTTTATTTCATTATTTCTATACTTTGCTACTACTTTATATGGAAACTCTGTAATGTCAAAAACAATAAATGCCGAATAATCATTCCCCAATCCACGAGCAACATCAACAGTAATCAAATAATTATGTTCTTTGATTGGATTTTCATAAACATCAAGTCCCGCATTTCTCTGTATAGGATCTTCATATACTAGTGTCTTAAGTTTTGATGGATTGATAAGTGTATTGACAGATCCTAAGAACTCGCATTCAAACTCAACACGAAACTGTTCCTCTGATGTGTTAGCAATTGTCTGTTCTTTCCAAACTACATCTCTACCAGGAACTTCTGACCAGTGAACCTCTGTAGGAATATATTCATTTTTACTTCTTTCTGCATCGTGCCACATACGGTAGAAATGATTCATACCATGTGGAGTGGATACAATAATTACTTTGGTGTTTTTACCAGAAGTAATAGTAGGATAAACAGAGGCAAAGAACGAGTCTGCAACATGGTTTGGAACGAAGGCGAATTCGTCGAGGAACAGAATGTTAAACGACATGCCTCGGACAGCACTTGCAGACGTAGAAGCTGCCAGTATCTTACTCCCATTTTCCAACTCCATTGAACCTTTGTTCCATGCAATAATACCCTGCTGCATCCATTTAGGCAAGTTTTCATATGCAGTTTGCAATCTATCAAGAAGTTCTCTTGCAGTAGCTGCTTTGTTTGCAAGAATGCCTATATTTGTACTATCATTAAATATTGCATAATGCAAAAGATATGATACGACAGTGGTAGATTTACCAGTCTGTCGTGGCATTTTACAAATATTAAATCTATTATTATGAAAATTATTAATTAACTTCTCTTGAAAGTCATATGGATGGAATTGTGTCAGACCTTCATCCAAGGAAACAATTTTAATATACTTATTAGCAAAATACACCGGATCTTCTTTGCACTTGAGAAACTCAATGACTTGCTCCTCAGTGAATTGGATCGGTGTATTTGCTTTTTTTAGATTAGGATTACCAAG